CATCGGGAACAGGACAATCACTTGAATCCTCATACAATCCTAAATTACGATCAATTTCCTTACTATCAAATACATCTCTAACGGCTTCCGTTATTTCACTATCCTCTTGTAATACCATAAATCCAAATAAATTGTTAAATGTTGAATACCACAGAATACCCGCAACAACAATCGTTATCAATGCTGTAAATAAGCTGAGCTGTATTACATATAATTTAGGATATCCACATTTTTTAGTACTACGATACACACTATATATATTAAGAACCACCGCAAAAAAGGTAATTAATAACAATTGAATTTGTGTTTGATTTTGCTGTGCAGTCAAACTGTAGATATGAACAAATCCTATAATCACCATAAACACTAAGATTCGTTTCAACATCTTCACTCTTTTATTTTCACCTTCATCTACTGTTAAGACCTTAGTGTAATAGGCTCCCAACACTAGAAATAAAACGACTAAGAAAGCAATCACATTGGGTATATTTAAAGCCATATATGATTAGATAATATTAAAATTAAAGAGAGGTGACAGCTGCCTCCGCAACAGCCGATGTAGCCATTTCAGAAGCGACATCTTCAACTATATTTGAGGAGTCATTGTCTTGTTGGGGTGAGTTAGTCGGTTGTGTAAAGACACCTTGAGTCGTGGCTATAGGAGGAGCGACTTGACTGGCTAATCCAACACGGCTCTTGGGATCGCGTAACATCTGATCTGAGAAATTTACTGTAGCGGGGACACCGGAACCACTCGTATAATTGGGTACCATATTGGTTACCGGAGAATAGGCTGGTTCAACGACTCCTTCACCTAACCCATCTAAGGGGAAATACTCTCCTGCAGAAGTCATTCCCTGATTCCTACCCGGGAATATAGCATCAACGATTTCATCTACGGTGGGGGCCTTACTATTAGGACATGCGGGACAGCTCGGACACGGAGGACAGCTTCCCGATTCACCCCCTTCACAAACACATGCAGGACAACCCTCACTTTCTAAATTACAATCCGGACACTCGGGAATTTCAGGACATTTGAAATTATCAATTTTTTCCTGAAGAGATTGTGTCATTGATTTATCGTTATAGAGGGTAATTATAATAACGACCGCCAAAACAATGATAACTGCTTGAAGAACAATGACGCCGTAATTTTCACCTAACATATATTCTAGGGATTCCATTTCTATATATCCTATCAATATTTAAATTTCATCTGGATGAATGAAACAACGATTACGGTACTGTATCATTTGTTTGTCATTTGGCCAACTACTCAAATAGTCTTCAAACTTATGTCCTAAAATCATATGTTCCAAAAAATGCATACAATAAAATCCACACGAAAAAGTATTCTTTTGAAACGAATGAGGATTGTGAGTGACTAAAAATTCAATTCCTAAGGAATATCCTTGTTGTTTCAGTTTTTCAGTTAGATCCCGGACTTGTTTCATAGGTTTACTTCCAAAAGAATCAAAAAAGTAAATACCCGGTTGTTCAAAATTCTTAGACAACAAATCCACATAATAGGCGATCCAATGTTGTCCGGGTCCATCACTATCATCGGTATTGAATATGAAACCTAATTGATGTTCATTGTTATTTAGATGTCGTTTTAAATCAATTCTACAGATATCACTCACACTACATTTATGAAAATCAATTGGGGCTGCGTCATAGTAATAAAATCCATTTATTTCTTTATGATATTGTCGTAACATTCTATCTATCTCTTGATTACTAATCCACTCTTTAATATCTTTGGATAAGGTTTCAGGCATCAGAGTTCGAAAGTGTTCTTGAATATACTGCGCCTCTTGTTTGGGTAGGGCTCTCATTAGTCCTTGAGCTTGAATCCAACAGGCTTCCGAACCACATTGATAGTTCTCTTTCATAGCCTCACAAATAGCTAGATAAACCTCTTTATCACTCATATGTTTGTAATTGATTGGGTTGGTTTTCAACGCAACCTTATTGAGAGCTTTGGCAATTTGGTTGAGTGATTCTCGTGATAAACAAGAAAAATCTAAGTCATTTTGTTTGGGAGAACAATGTTGTTTATTGTAATGAGTTTTCAATCGTTTGCGAGTGGTTTGTTTCTTAGATCTCGGCATATTAAGTATTCTTAGAAAATTATTTAAACACTAGGAATGTATAGTATGTAAGATAGATGGATATTTGTCAAGCAAAGTCACAACTAGAGTCATTAACAACTCACCTAGTACAATCATATACTACACTCCAACAACAACTCAATGAGAAAGATCTAGAGTGTAATTCAAAGATGAAGACTCTTTTGTCGGAGAAACAGTCCTTGTGTAAGACTTTAGAGGAAAAGGAATCTCAGATTGAATCCTTGACAGCCGAGGTTGCCTCTCAAAAACAACAGATTGCGTCATTAGAGAAACAGACTCCGGAACCCGCTGAAACACCGGAAAATAAATTTGATATGTTGCGCAGTCAAGCCAGAGAAATTTCAGCCAAAGACAAAGAAATTATGCGATTGACCAAAGAAATCGCTAAATTGAAAGAACTGAATGAAGTAAAGAGTAATGTCACTATGACTGTAGTAGAATCACCTGAACCGGTTGAAGGGTGGTCTCCCACGACAAGCACAACACCCAAACCAGCACCAGAGGTCCCTGAAATCAATTTGGAGGAACCACCAAAGGATAGTGAAGTGAATGAAGATGAAGTTGTTGAGGATGAAGATGATGAAGATGATGAGGATGAAGCTCTATTTGAAATCACCTATCGTAAAATACATTATTATCGCGACAGCAACAATAAGGTTTATGAAAAATTGGGTGAGGGTGAACCCGGTAATTATATAGGAGATTGGATTAAGGATGGTACTTATAAATCGGGTAATGATAAATATAAATTAGTCAAACTATAACTGATCCTTAATTAATTTTAGTTGATCAATTTGTTTATCTAATTCTTGTTTGGGTGAAAAAGCGGGTTCTGATGAATCTGACTCACTTTCCGGTGTTTCTTGGCTCAGTATTTCATTGATTAAAACTACAAAGATAATTGTGACAGTTAAAGCAATCACTACATCTCGGGTAGCCATAAATACCGAAGAAAAGATGACGATTTTACGAAACCAATCACTCTTAACAACGGCTCTATGTTCATCAGATAATTCCTCAATAATAAACCGAGCCCCAATATTAACCAACAACATCAACAAACCTATGAATAGTTTATTCTCTGCTAATTGATCAAAGTATATTTGTAAATATTCTAAGACATTCATTAATAAGAATTATATTTTATTTTATTTTCTAATTCATATATAAGTATGAATTACTGTTCTTTGGAAGAAGCCTGGGGATTAGACTATAAAAAGAAGCAAAAGAAGTCTAAGAGGGAAAGAAAAAGTGAACGAATGCAACAGAAAATTTCGGATACAATGGATCCTCAAATATTAATTCCACAAATGGCTGATACACGACAAACGTACCGATCCACGATCCCTGATTACAAGCAAGCCACGGGTATTGATGGATATGATTCTCTTATACCCGAAGTGGGTTCGCCCTATCAATCAAGAAGCGATCCTGTTAAGAGAAGCAATGAAATCGTGGAAGCCAATAATCGGATAACCGAACAAGCTCTAGGAGCAAAGACACCCGGTCCTATGATTCAATCCACCACTGTAATGGGACCTCCGAATCAAATGATTCAAATCTCTCGCGGTGAATATGAATCACTCAAAAATAGGTATGTAGAGGGATTTTCCAATAGCACACCTACCGATGATCAATTCAATCAATTGTTACTGTTTATTTTCACCGGAATCTTCTATTTATTGATGTTAGATACAATGTATCAATTAGGTAAGAAATCTTATTAAAGATTCAACGTTTTCACTTGAAATATCTGTTTTGTTTTTTCTTCTAATGAATTTAGTGAGCTCTGATCATACACAAAGGAACCCGTAGGTTTGTAATCATTAACCGATTTGTAGGTTGAGGGTGGTTTCGTCTGTGGTTTACTTTGCACAGTTTTACTCGCTTTCACTTGTTCCAAAGATTTCTTTTTTTCCGTCCAATCAATCACCAACCAATTGGGATGTAAGTACATTATTTTAAATCCATTTTTCTCTAAACTAGTAATCAAATAAGTTCTAAGTTCATTTATATCGTATAAGGGAACTCCAATTATAAATTCTGGTATAGCAAAGAAACAAACCGTTAGTTCTTGTTTAGAATATTGCTTGATCCTCGTATGACATTGTCTAAGAACTTTATCATATATTTCAATTCTACGAGCTTGTTTGGTTTGCGTGGTTTCAAATAACGAGTTAATATCCAATTGACTTGACATAAATATATGTTTAACAATATTAAAAAAATTCAATGATAACTTAATGAAGATTGATACCTTGGTATTTTCGGGGGCTTCCACAAAGATAACGCTATTTATTGGTATTTTGCGATGTCTCTATGAAAAACGTATCTTGAACCCAGAATTAGAGGGGATTCACACAATCTACTCTTGTTCTATTAGCACTCTAATTGTCATTTATATGTTATTAGGTGTTTCGTTAGATGTTATGGAACACTGTTGTATGCACGGTAACTTTGAAAATCTAATTAATCTAGATGAAATCAATATTACCGGTTTAGTGGATAGCTTTGGTTTAGTCAGTAACGAGTTACTAGGTACCTTAGTTATAAATCTCCTCAAAGAGAAATTCAATCGTGAAGATATGACATTACAAGAATTATATGACTACAAACCGATTTGTTTATCGGTCAAATGTGCGAATATATCAAAGAATAAAATAGATTATATTAACCATACAACAGACCCAGATCTATCAATAATTACACTGTTACGTATGACAACCGCCATACCCTTTTTATTTAAGCCCGTAATCTACAAGGGAGATATGTATTTGGATGGAGGCATCAATGGGGGCTATCCCGTGGAAAAAGCCACGGAAAACTATCTAGGAATATGGATTCGGGGAAATGATTCTGATTCAGTGGAAGCGGATAATCTATTGAGTTTTATGTATAAATTAGGAACCTTAAAACAATTTGATGAACAAGAACTCCCCCAATCCAATACGATTATGTATTATAGTGATATTCATTTTTCCAATTTCACGTTGACCCCAGAAACCAAACAAGGGTTAATTACTCTGGGATACAAGACAACTCTCAAACATATACAATCGTATTCACTTACGAATGACTTACTTAGCGAACATCCTGAGGATACAACCCCCACAAGAGTAATCGCTGAGCTTCCGTAGACGTTGCTTCGGTTTCCGGTTGAACCACGTACTCACGACTCGGCTCCTTTTGAAATACATAATCTTGATTCTTCCATTGGGAGTGTAGATAGTTGTTATACGATTCACGATTGTATACATTTCGCAAGAATTGACGAGACTTTTTGGTACGAAGAATCTCACTTAGAATATTCTTTTCTTTAATAACACTCTCCTCATACTCTCGGATATCTTTCAACTTTTGTTGAAGTGCACTAATTTCATCTTTATTTTCATCTTCACCCTCCTTTTTCAAGGTTCGAATCGTTTGTTTGATAGACACCTCTTGTTTACGATTGTCACTCAATGTATCATCGTATTTCAATTGATTCAATTGAGTTTGTAGGGAAAGTTCGGCATCATCCAAGAATGATTTACGCCACTCACGAAATTCCTTATTTTTCTTACGGTTTTCCTGAGTTTGTTGGTACTTGACGTCTCTCTCATTAGCTCTCTTCTGTCTTCGAGAATCATTCCGATAGTTTTGATTTCCAACAAGAGGAGGCTTACGATCCAACTGGTCTTCCAGAGATTCCGAATAATCACTTGGAAATTGAAGAAGTTGTTTTCTCACATAGCGGACACCGTGTTCCTTAAAATCAACCCGAAGTACACTGCGAGCTGATTTCAAACCTCCCTCTTTTTCCAATACAGTTCCCTTAGCACCATTCGGAATATGTGTATTATGTTTGTATTTAGAGGAACCAATGTAAATTACCTCTTCACCCGCTACAAAATCCAAGTGAGACACACGTGGATTTCGGATGTAGCCATCGCTAGAATACGGTCCTGAGTTTTGTTTCTTATCAGCACCCGTGTGGAGACCACCGAAGTTCTTACCGTTCCACGATCCACCACCCATAGTTAACTTACTATCTAGACTCCAGTTACGTTTAAGTTGTTTTGCTTGTATCTGATCTAACGATAGACTCTATCGTAAGATAAAAAAACAAAAATATATTACAATTACACTACTCACTATTCTAAGATAACTCTTATTCGTCTGAAACCGATAAATTAAACCAGGGAGTCCGTATGGAACCATTGGGCATACCCTGCTTCATATTCTTACCCACAGACAAACCATAGGAAGTCTTTTCTTGCCATTTGAATAGATCCTCCTTTGTCTTTTTCTTATCAGGAACCTTGTAACCCTGCTCTTGACACCAAGCCTTGAATTGGAAATACAAGTTTTCATACTCACCCGGTGCTCTCTCAAGTCCACCTTCATCCACAATGTTGTTAACCACTTCACAGCATTGATCAATCCATTGACCCACGATATCATTATCATTACGATAGGCTTTAGTCTTGTTGCTCACTTGCTTGGGTACCGTGATACCCTCCGTATCATACTTCAACCATTCCTCCAATAGAATGGCCAAGAATACTTGAGGCCAAGCTTGTAATTTAGCTCGTAGAGTCTTGTCTCGTTTGTATACATTCTTAGACGGATCCACCTTATGGGTATCATCAATAAATCGGGAGATGAAATCCACGACTTCTAAACGACGCCAAGTACCATCATCATTAGAGGGAATGCTAGGTAGATCATTGCACATCAAGAGCAATTTGAATTGAGGTACAAATTCAATGGGATCTTTGAATAAGCCACGCGCAATGATCTTATCGTTACCCGTGAGCTCTTTCATTAATCCAATATTGATGTTCTCGTTGGCTTCTGGCTCTTGCATCACGACAAATCGTAAGCCCTTGGTTCGTTCCATCTCGGGAGTCGCCGAGTTAGATGAAGACCGCTTACTCGTAATCAACGATACAGGCAATCCTCCCGCATAATTCCCGAGAACCAATTGCATCAATTCAATCAACTTGGACTTACCGTTACCACCTGAACCGGTCCAAATGTAGAATCCCTCATCCCGATTTTCACCCGACAAACACTTCGACAAGAATCGGAGAGTGTAGTCACGAACTTCATCAATCGGGATAATCTGTTTGATAAATTCCAGGAGATGACGTTTGAGTATATCATAGTTGGTGATGTTTTCTTTCATAGCCGAAGACAGGTCAGTCACCTTGATAGGTAGTTTGTGATCTCCAATAGATAATGAATATCCCGTAGACATAGTCAAGTAATCTTCGGGTCTACCTTCTCGCAAAATACCCTCTTTCAAATCCACAACACCATTTTCAAATCC